GTTTCCAGAGGTGTCGTTGGCAACATCAGAACGCCCCCCCCCGGTTATCTTTTTTCTGGATGAGACAATCACGGCAGGTGAACGGCTTGCCTTCGAACGGCTTCGCCACCTCGAGCCACATGTCTGTCCATTCGCCGCAGACATCGCAGCGTAACCACGTCACGCCACCCCATCCAGGAGTCTGCCCTTTAGTTGGCGGAAGATCCGCCTTAACCTCTGCCACGGTCCCGACCTCGTAGTGATTCCGCTTGTGTCTTCTTGTCGGAACACGCCTGGCACAGTCCCTGTTCATTGGTGCGGTCATCCTTTCCACCTTCTGCGAGGGGGATGATGTGGTCTCGGATGACGGCGATGGCGACTCTGTTGTGGCGCTTGCACTCGGCACACAGAGGCTCTCGATCGAAGAGTTGCGCTCGCAGGAGCTGGAGCTTGCGACCTCGGATGCGAGTTGTGGGCTGCTGGGAGGTCCATTGGGCCTTCGTGTGGTTCGCACAGTAGCCCTTTGGAACCATGACGCCGCACCGGGGTTCCGCGCAGAACCGCATTAGCTCACCTCGAGCTCAGCCTCGATGACGGTATCGATGCCGTGATGGTCTCGCTTGCCGCTACCCCAGGTGTATTCAAAGATGGCCCGATGGGGCTCTAGTTCTCTCGTACCCACCAGGGCGTTGTCTGCCGGCTGGACTTCCCACAGCACGGTGTAGGCAGTAGTACCTGAACCCTGAACTGAGCTGTAGACCGTGACGTTGTTGGCGTTCAGGGCGTTCAGGTTGTTCCGGCTGTTGATCACGGTACCGGTGCGCTTGTCGTATAGGGACAAGGTCAGTGTGTTCAGGGAACCTGAGCCGATGGGTACCCCAAGATCATCCTGGAGCAGCAGGTACACGCTGCCTGAGGACAGTTCCCGTACCCGCTCGCTGATAGTGGTGATGCTGGCCATAACTGCCTCTAGGAATCCGCCACGTACCGCACGTTGGCAACCGAGGACGAGGGCACATACCGCACGTTCGTGACTTCTACCGTGTTCGGGATGTTGCTTCCCACGGTACCCACGGATCCTGTGGTGGACACCCCTGTAAGAGCGAGGGTGACATCTCCTGCGGCGCCGACCGTCCCAACCTGACCTGTCGCCGACGCACCTGTCAGCGTGAGACTTCTCGAGGGAGTGATCGTCCCAACCGCTGCTGTCGAGGCGTTGCCCGTAATCGCCTTCGTCGCACTCGGCGTCAACGTACCTACGGCGGTCGTGCTCGAGACACCTGTAAGGGCGGCGGTGACATCGCTGCCCGTGGTAACCGAGCCCACCGCACAACTGGCCGCATTCCCCGAAATCGGGACAGTACGGCTCTGCGTGACCATACCGACCGCAGTCGTCGAACTGACGCCCGTCAGCGCCACCGTGACCGCATTGCCAGCGGTGACGGTACCAACGGCCGTAGTCGACGCGTTTCCTGTCAGACCAATCGTCGTGCTGGGAGTGGTCGTACCAACAGCCGACGTGCTGGCGTTACCGGAGAGGGCGATCAAACGACTCGGTGTGACACTTCCAACGGACGCCGTGGAGGCGTTCCCGGTCACGCCCAGGCTGAGTGCCACCCCGAGCGTGCCCACCGCACAGGCCGTGCTCACCCCTGTCAGCGCAACAGTAACGTCTCCAGCCGCCTGACGGAAGGTCGTATCGAACCACGGACGAATCGGGAAGCTGCGGCCAAATCTCGGCATGTCAGTAGAACGCCGCTCGCTTTACCGCTTGCCGTAGTGGAGCATTCTGTTTCGCAATGAAGGCAGACGCGAAGTCACCGGCCGCGAAATCGTCGTACTGTGTGAAGCTCAGCGCGTCATTGTTGTGCTGGAACGGGAAGAGGCCAGGAAAGCCGCTGGCGATAGGTGAGCTGCTGTCGGTACCAGTCATGACCGTGACGCCGTTCACCTTACAGATAATCGTGACCGTGCTCGTACCTTGCGCCTCAATATAGAGCACATCGCCCGCGCTGATGGTCATCGTGGACCCACCCGCCGGCGATGAACTGACCACCGAATAGCTCCCCGCCACGCCTTTTAGGATGTTCAGCGCCAGCGTGCCGGGGATGGCCGCCGATGTGTCGTCTCCGATGTTGAACCAATACATGGTCTGGGCAGAGTTGGAGCATCGCACGACGACCCCGCCATCGCTCGATGACCCCTGCCGATTGACCTTCGCTTGCGCCCACTGGTTGTTGGGGAATGCACCGAATCCGGTGTAGACACTTAGGTTCAGCGCGTTAGTGGTATTGCCTGGAACGGCTTGGTTACTGGCGATGTCCAACCCGTTGACCACATCCGTCCAGTTGGCCCCAAGCGAGCCGGAGTCGGCGCGGTTGAAGTCGTCAGTGACCAGGGTGGGCATTTACGCGGCCTGCGCGGACCATTCCGAGAGTCCGTAGGTATTGGGGTTGCCGTTGCCGTTCGTCCACATGCCGAAACCCGGAAGGCCCGTGATCAACGTGCTGTCTGTCGCGGTCGCTTTCGCGGTCCCCCAGCTCACACCGTCCGTGCTGGTGTAGAGCGCCAACGATGGACCGATCGCGGTAAACCGTACGTATGTCCCGTCATCCACACCCGCCGCGTCCGTATGCGCGAGGAACGTAAAGTCTCCGGAATCATCACCGAGTGGCCCGTTCCACATGACGATCTCGTAGTAGGTCGTCCCGCCCGTCACCGAGAAAATGGCTTCGTACAGCTTGATACTGTTCGCGGACATCTGCACCCGTGCGTGAAGCTCGACCTCGTGGAACCCAGACCAGCCACTGCGTGACGTGATGTAGATCCGCCCGCGCACGTCCTGATTGGGGCTCCACACACGCCCTGTTCGCGCTTGCCGCGCCGTGGCGGAGTCGTTGTATCCACCAGGCTGTCCCGTCCCGTGCGAGCCCTCGGACTGCGTGCCAAAGACTTTGTTCGTCGTCGTGCGGGTGTTCGTCCAGTCGAGTCCAACCGTCTGACCCTGCAACCACAGCCCATCTCCAACCAACGGGTTCTCCGTGGCCGGAAACGTCGTGCTGTAAGACTCGTAGATCGCTACGGGCCGCATGCCTCCGACACGAGGCATCTACGCCTCAACTTCGACGTAGCAGATCGCGTTGATCGCCGCGCCAAACTTGACGCGCACCCGGAGAAACTCGCCGGGGTTGATGATGCACTCCCGGCCCAGCGGCTTCTGGAAGCCCCACTGATTCGTCGGGGAGATATGCTGAGCATCAAGCGGACGTGTCGCCGTGATGGTCCCCTCGGCACTCGCGGTGTAGCCCGTGGATGTAGTCCCCACGGCGATGATGTTCGTGGTCGGATCGCCACCAGCAAGCGCAGCCGAGTCCTGCTTGGAAATGCCGGCCGCCACATGCGCCGTCACAGTAGCCGCCACGTCCGTGACGATCAGCTCCACGATGCCTGGTGTCGCCGCCGCAGACCCGTCAAACGAGATCCCGTACTCGGTCACCCGCAGCACCTGGGTCGTCCCAGGCTTGACCTGAAGGAGCGTCTTGATCGCCGTCCCCGTCGTGACCGCGACCTGAGACGCCGTGGTCGGTGCCGGCCCGTTGAAGATTCTGTAGAGCGCCATTACGCGAACCTGATGAGCGCGTTGCTCGCATCGTTGGTGGGCATGGTCAAGGTGAACGTGCCCGCAGTGACCGTTTGCGACCCGAAGGTGTGGACGCTGACCGCCTTGTTGCCCTGCGTGCTGTTGTAGATGAGCACCGCATCGAAGGCCGTCGCCAGCGTGACTGTGGTGTAGACCAAGCTGGCCGATGGCGTCCAGATGGCCGTGGTACCGCTCGTGCTCGGGTCGGTGGCGTTCGTGACGGCAATACCGCCCGCGCTGTACCCCGCCCCAGAGACTTCGCCTGTGGCGCTGTACGCGGTCGTGGACGCGTTGTACGTGGCCGATACCAAGTACAGCGCCGCCTTGAACGAGTCCTTCGTGGGCGCCGTGAGACTCGTTCTCGACGTCAGCGTGACCGCCCCGAACTGGTGCGCGCCCACCAGCACTTCACCCTTGAAGCTCGTACACATCGCCTGCGTATTCGCCATGAACTGTTCCCTTTCAGCCGAAACTCGCCACGAGGGCGTCAGCCGTGACCGATGGCTGTTTCAGAATGACGTGGGCATCACGTCTGACGAGCTCATCCCCGAGCTTCCATTCCACCGAGACGACAAACTCTGTGGGCCGATCCTCGAAGTGCACCGTCCGTGCAAGCGTCGATTCTTCCAGCGGGCCGTGCGTGGTGTTGATAAGCGCCATGACTACGGCTTGATCGGGTCCTGCTCGACGCCCACCACGCGGACGCTGATGGAGCCGTCCTGGGCCACCGTAAACACGACCTGAATCCGCAGATTGCCAGGCGTGCCCGGTACCCCCTGCGAGGCGGTCAGCGTCAACGGCTGCGTCTTCGCGCCTTCCCCAATGGCATTGAACGCACTCACCTCGAGCGTGTGCGCGCCAGCCGTCGCCACGAGGACACCGTTGACCGTGACGGTGCCGGCACTGGCAGGGATGTCAGCGCCCAGCTTCGCGCCGTCGAGATAGACGCGGAAGCCCGTGGCCGCCCCGCCAGTCGTCGGCGCCTCGAACAGCACCTGAAACGGCTTGTTCACCGTCACCGTGCAATTCGCGGTGCAGGGCGTTTGCGCGCTGACGGATGAACCGCTCACGAGTAGCAGTGCCCAACTGATCAGCACTCGGATAGCGACGTTCCAAGTCTTCCAGATCGCGGTAGTCATAGGATTTGACATCCAACGTGCGCCCGCAAAGCAAGCACAGGATGATCCCGCTGGGGCGGTACTCACGACGCGACGATCCGCAGCGGCACACCACTGGCGCAAGAGAGGTACTGAGATTGAATTGTCGCGCTAAAGGCTGATGGCGTCAGCCCCACGGGTGGGGGTCGAGCGATTTTCGACGTCTATTTCTTGTGTGTTCCAGCGATGGCCGCACGCGAGGCACTCGCGCCGTCGATGCGACTCCGCGTGTGACTGATGATCGGTTTCGAGGACACGACTACCACCTCGGCATTTCGGGCAGGGACGACCGCGGGGCTCGCGTGTCACTTCCACCGCTCCCACGACGGGATGACGTTTCCCACGCGCACCGCCGCGTCCTTACCAGGAGGACAGTCCCACAAGAAGAACCGCTGGCAGCGACGACAGCGCCAGCCCGCCTGTTGCACGCCCGGCGTGGGCGCGTAATTAGTCACTTCGCCCTCGACCATTTCGATCTCGTGCTTTTCGTCATTGATGCACGGCACGTCTGGGATCATGGCTTGGTCCTGTCGGGCGTCGTCGTCCGCAGAACGTCAGAAAAAGAGAAAGACCCTTTCACGCGCGTGGTCATTCCGTGCTTCCTCCGTATGGGCGGGCTACCGCGTCGACGGACTTGGATTCTTCGGAGCGTGGACGTCCCTGCTCCATCGTAACGACATTGTCGTCGCCGACAATCCTCCGTGGCATGTCTGGATTCGCATAGCTGTCAATCTCCCATGCGAAGAGTTGTGCTTCAGTGGCCTGCAGGAGCCCGAGCACTTTATCAACCAAGCAGCCGCACCCACGCGCCGTCGCGCACCCACGATGCGTCAGCGCGATGCGCTCCATGTCTTGACGAAGCCTCTTACGAATATTTATGACGTCCTTCTGCGCGCGAGTCGCTAATTTTCTAGCCAACGTCTTGCCCTTTCTTTGGAATATTACCGAGCGTCTCTTTCCACTCTGGCGTTCTTGCGTCATTGCCAGTCGCTGACGGTACGACAGGCGGTGGGTGCGGTAGCTCGCCCCAGTGGACGTCGGGAACGCCGTCACCGCGCGCCAAAATCTTCGTCTCTTTCAACGCCTGTAGCTCCTGCTGTACCCGCTCGAGTGCGTGGCGAGCGTCGGTGAGCTGGGCTTCCGCCGCTTCAGCGCGCTTCCTGAAGTTACTCGGCGACGACGCTCCCTGCGCATATCGCTTAAACTCACTCGTTGCCGCTGACAGCTTCCCGATGAGAACGGCCCGCATGTGACCCCATTCGCTGCCGTTTTCTATCTGAATGCTAATACCCTGAAACGTTTCGGCCCACGATGCGAACCGACTACGCTCAAGGTCTCGTGCCTGTTGGGCGGCTGAGAGATCCGCACGGAGGCTGGTGAGTGCAGCCGCAGCTTCTCGCATTCGGCCAGCGATACCGAGCGTCCACCGGATCTGCCCACGCTCCAGCACCTCGGCGGCATGAATCAACTTCTCCGCCAGCGCCTCTGACGAGAGCGGTGCGGCTGGCTCGATGAGAAGTCCGCCGCAGCCGTGGCCTGTCTTGTCCGGTCCGACGTGATCTGAATAGCCGCACTTGTCGCACACGTAGAGCGGGGCGGCTGGCGTGGCCTTCGGGGGATCGGTGGGGGTCACTTCGGCCTCGCTGAGAGAATGAGCCAGAAGACAAAGAGCAACAACACCGGGAAGATCAATATGACGTGCTGTGAATGCAACTCACTTCCTCCGTTCCTCGAGCGCCCGTTTGACCCAGACAAAGGCGGCCTTCAGCGTCACCATGCCGCACGCGGGGCAGATACGTTTCGTCAGCCACGAGTCGCACATCTCGCAATAGCGTTTCTTCATCGGTTCCACCGCATCGCCTCTTCTGCTGACCGGAGCACCGTGACCACCAGCCCCACCTTGTCCCACTGCTGTGTCTCGCGGAGCTTCCCCTTGCCGGTCTTGCACTCGATGAGATGCACCCGTGAGGACTCCGGCCACCACACCAGCAAATCCGGGACGCCGGTATCGGACAGCCGACGCACATACGCCCCACGGCGCTCGAGCACCTCCACGATTTCCTTCTCCGAGGCGTCCCGTTTAGGATTGCGCCGATGTAAGCTCACGCCGCCGACCTCCGCTGCTTCCGCCACGCCTCGCGCTCCTGGTTGATCCCGCGGTTCTTGAAGTCCCGCGCAATCTCCTGGAACACCACCAGCAAATCTTCCCGCGTTACCTTCGGCCCCAAGCGCTCCAGATACCCCAAGAACTTCTGCCGGCGCCGCCGATACGTCGCCAACCTCGTCGTCTCCACACAGATATGTCCTCGTGCCCCACTGCGGCTGTAACAGGCCCGCTCGTAGAACCGCACCTTGACCACCCCACGGCCCGGCCGGACAACCTCCAGCCGTTTTACGCGGTTGCCACAGCCACACTCGCAGTAGGGGAGATCAGTCATCGGCCCCTACTCAAAGCCTTGCATTTCCTTGTAGAGCCGGATCATCGCCACGACGTCACCCGCCATGACCGCATGATCCGCACGCTTCAGCACTTCTTCGATCAGCATCGCGCCGAACCGTCCCACCGGGCCGATCTCGCGGTAGCCCACCAGCAGCTCACGCAGCCGGGCCTGCTCTTTCGGGAAGTCGTCACCGATTGTTCGTAGCGTCTGCTTGCTCATCGCTGTTCGCGCTCCTTCACCTGACCCGGAAAGTACGACGACGACAAGACTTATACGCGCGTGGACGGCTCGTGCTCCTTCGAGACGACTGGATCTACCGCGTCGGATGACAGTGCTTTTTCGATCGCCTCTCGCGGAACCTTGTAGCCGCGGCTGGGGCCGGTACCGCAACCGGGCGACGTCATCGTCCACCCGCAGAGAACCAACCCCTCGTCGTTGAGCCGCTTCATCCGCTCATACATCACATAGGGCGGCTGCCAGTGGGTGCGCTCGCCTTTTTCAAACATCGCCGTCAACGCGTCCCATTCGCGCACGAGTGGTGCCCACTGCGGATAGGTCAACGCCACAAGTCGAAGGTTGTGCCGCCACTCTGGAATCAGCCGCAACAGTCGGTAGCATCGACCGAAGTCGTCAGGATCGGACGGCGTTGACGCGTGCTCCGGCGTCACACCCTGCATCACCGACCAGATCGTCTTCGACGACGTGCCGGTGTCTCGTCCGACGATCCATTCCATTGCTCGTTGTACCGTGCTCGCCATCGGTCGAATTACCTCGTTGCCCTCGCGCGGTAGATCCTGTCGCTGAAGATCTGGAACGAGTCTCTACGCGCGTATCAGTCGTGCTCTTTCCGTCCCTGGACTTTCCCTGGGTGCTGCTCGAATAACGCCCGCTCCCAGGCCGCCTTCTTCGCCGCTTTCAGATGGGGATCCGGTTCGTGGATCCACTCCTCCAGCTCTTGCTGCTTCTGCTTCGCCCAGGCAGAGACAGGTTGCGCCATGTCACGTTGCCTTCAACCGCTGCAACTCTGCCGCGATCTGCCGCTGCTGCTGTTCTAGCCGCGCAATCGACCGCGCCCTCTGGCGTTCCATCTGCTGGACCCGGATGACATCATCCGCCTGATGTTCCTCCCACCACAGCCGGAGTCGTTCGGGCATCTCGCCTTTTCCCCAGTGCTGGCAGGCTTCACACATGATCGCCACGAGCGCCTTGTATGCAGCGATGCGCGGATCTGGCTCGTGCGGTCCAGCGTCTTGACACGGCATTACACTTCACCCCGCTCTTTCGCCAGCCGCACCATATGCGCCGAGACGTTGTAACAGGCGGGCTGATGCTGACACCGCCAGTCCTGCACCTGCACCTGTTGCACGCGAGGCGTGTCGTCCTCGTCCATCCACCGGCCCTGTGCGAGAAACGTGCTGGGATGGCACCAGTCTGCATAGGCCGGCTTGCTGGCCTTGTACCGCTCCACCCCCGCTAAGATGTCCTCCGCACTGGCCAGCTTCCTCGCTGCCGCATACGCCTTGATCGCCGCGAGCTTGCCGACGTGTCTCGGATACGCGGCCCAGAACTCTCCAAACTCGGCCGGGGCCGGAATCGACAACGGTGCAGGCTCTCTGCGAAACGGGAGCAACGTCACGCCCCCAGCCTAAGCCCGCGCTGCTGGGTCCGCTTCTTCGCCAGATGCTGATAGCCCAAATCGGTCCCCACCCATCTGCGTCCGAATCGTTCCGCCACCGCCCCAACTGTCCCGCTGCCCACGAACGGGTCGAACACGAGATCCCCCGGCCGTGAGCCAGCGAGGATGCACGGCTCGATTAGGGCTTCGGGGAACGTGGCGAAGTGACTCCCGGCATAGGGCTGCGTGGCGATGTGCCAGACGCTGCGCTTGTTGCGCCGCTCTCCAACCGTAATCACGCGGCTCATCGCATACTCACTGTGTTGCTCCGTCGCGTTGTTTTGGTCCCCGGCACGTATAGCAACTTCAGAAACCGCCGCCGCGTCGTAGTAGTACCGCTCCTGCTTTGATAGCAGGAAGATGTACTCATGCGCCTTCGTCGGCCGATCCGTCACGCTCTCCGGCATCGGGTTCGGCTTCGACCAGATGATGTCCGCGCGGAGGTACCATCCAGCCGCTTGCAACGCGAAGGCGACTCGCCACGGGATGCCCACTAGATCCTTCGCCTTATAACCAAGAGGGACGGCCCGCTGACTGGGCGACACTTCGCCGTGATACGGGTTGCCGGTAAACGTCTCGGATGACCGCCCACCGTCCGCCCTGCCCGTCTTGCCGCCGCTGTAGCTGTCGCCCAAATTCAGCCACACCGTCCCGTCGTCCTTCAGCACGCGCCAGACCTCCGCGAACACCGCCACCAGTGAAGCCACGAACGCCTCCGGCGTCTTCTCGAGCCCAATCTGCCCGCCGTTGCCGTAATCCCTCAGCCCCCAGTACGGAGGACTCGTCACCACGGTCTGGACGCAGCCGTCGATGAGCGGGATCTGTCTGGCGTCGGCGCGAATCAACATCTCATCTCTCGTACTCCAAGACAGACCCGACCCATTACTCCCGGCATGAACACTCGGGAGTCGTCGCGAAGCGCCGCTGTAGGTCTGTCTCCGGCAGGACAGATAAGAACCAGTCACTGGAAACCCTTCATCAGGGTCATGCCATATGCGCGGGTTGACCGTCGTCGTCAGCGCCCGCTCGCAACCAGCTCGCCTACAGGGTCCCGTGTCGTCGTCGGAAAACTTCCGCAAGACGCTAGTGCTGCACGGTCAGAACATCGGCGCGACTTCAAAAAACGAAACCCGCTCGCGTGTGGAAGATTTGGCTGCTGGAGGGAAAACAGGTAGGCTTGTTTATTAGCCTTCCGCGCTGTCCATAGCAGCAACGTCGGTTAGGGGTCGGGCGACGCTTCCAACGAAGCTCGACTCCGCATTTATTCTCCCACCTCTTCCACGCTTCTCCTAGCAAAATCAGCGTCGTCAACCGAACTTTCGCCGCCGAAATACTCCCGCACGTACCGGGCCGCCACCCACCGCGCCACCGCACAGTGACCCACGTCTGGGCACATGTGCGGGAACTCGTACCGCACGCCGTGCACGACATAGCCCGACACGAATTTCAATAGCCCCACCCATCCAAGAGCAGACTCGGCTTGTGCCCTGGCTTCTCTTTCACCGTCCGCGCCGTGGGTTCCACCAAGGACTTCGGTGCCCGCTGCATCCGCTCCAACTGTTCCTTCTCCACGTACGCTGTCCAGCCTTCAGGACCGCGCTCGGTCCAGTACGACGTGGCTGGAGCTGCGTTATGTTTCGGGACGATCACCATGCCGTCTGTGTGATTGCAGTTCTGAGACATCACGCCTCCACCAATGCATAACGGGAGAATCCCGTCTTGCGGTTGTGTTCGATGCAGCGCACGTTGTACCCAGCTTTTCTGAGATCGCTCACGCGGGCGGTCACGTTCCTGCCGATTGCAGAAATCTCATCCCGCGTCATCGGCCCCTGTTGCAGTCTGGCGAGAATCAATCGACTCTGACCAGACAACCGCTGTTGCTCTCCAGGGTCCAACACATGGCTGTCTCGGACGGGCACGGTGAAGTCGAGCGCAGGTTGAGTCATGGTCAGTCCCTCTCGTATTCCCTGATGCCGACTTCTCGCGCCACGAGATACAGCTTCCCGTCGATGCCTTGCTGCCAGAAACTGCACGGCCCGTCCGTCCCCAGCTCGGGATTTTCAATCTCCACCCGAAGCTGTTTGCCGTGAATCGAGACAGGCCCACGTCTATGGAGCCACGCACAGAGCGTGATCAAGTTCCAGCGAAACATCAGCCCGCCTAAGCTCGCGTCCCGCACATGCGCGGCTTCCAACCCGCCACGGCACTTGTGCTTCTCCGGCCACCGACAGCCACCATCCCGACGCTTCGCGGCTTTCTTCTCCAGCAGTTCGCTCTTGAGCAGCGCGGCGTCTCGCGCTTCCTTGTCAAGGACACGCTGCCCGCGCATGGGCTTCCAGTCAGGCTCCGTAAACGCCGGCCGCGCATAGTTCGCCATCAGCGAAACGCCCCCACGAACTGCGTCCCCGACGCCAACGTGAACCGCCAGTGCAATATGCCCTTGCCTGCCAGTGGCTCCAGGTGCCCCACGAGCATCGTCCTCGAGCCGCGAGACCAGAATGTCGCCTGCCCCTCCGAGAGATGCCACAGGCCCACCAAGCGCGTCTGGGTGGCCGTGGCGAACGTGGCGCGGAAGATGGTCATCGGGTCAGCCTCATTTCATCCCCGGCAGTCCGTAGCACCTGCCGCAACGTGATCACGAGCTGCTTGGCTTCCTCTTTCGTGTCGGCCGCCTCGCACTTCCGGGCGTACTCGCTCGTGACATTGAGAAACAACTTCGCCCGGTTGGCCGCCTCGTGGGTGCGGAACAGCTCCAGATACTTCACGTCACACGCCAGATTCGCCTGCCGTACCTCGTCCGCGATGTTCCCGAGCAATGCCGTGAGCGTGGTTAGCATCTCGGCGGCGCGCATGGGCGACACTTCGGTGTCGCGGCACTCCACCTGGATCTCGCGGACCATCTGACGAATCGACTTCTCTGCGGTCGGCATGGGCCTAGAACGGGATGTCGTCGTCGGTCAGTTCGGTGGCCGGTTCCGGCTTCGGCTTCTCCACCACGGGCGACTTGCCGTTCTTCGCGGCCCGCACGCGGATGCACTCGACCGTCTCCCCGGCGTACTCCGTCTCGCTGCGGTAGAGCGTGATCGTGTGGCCGGCCCACTCGTCGGTCTCGGCCGTCCCGAGCAGCGTGGCGATCTTCTTGGAATTGGTGACGTTCAGCACCAGCCCCTTCTTGGCCTTGGCGAAGTAGAGCACCGGCTTGCGTGTGCCCTTGCCATCGACGTCATCCACTTCCAGACGGTCGATCGACAGCGAAACGCCTTCCTCGGGGACTTCAGCCGCCTTGATGTACTTGCTTGGAAACGCAGCGTTGATATTCACGGTTACTCCTCAATCGGTGTGATTTTGACGATGTAGTTGTAGAGCATCTGCACGAGCTTGGTGCTCTTGGTTTCCACACGCTCCCAGTGCGGATCGCCCATCGCGTTATGGCCTTGCCGCTTCTCCAGCGTGAAGACGTCCTCTCCGCCGATGACGTCATGCACGATGCGGAAGCCGTCCTCGTCCACGATGAGCCTAGGCATCCGCGCCTTCCCGTTCACGCTCGCTCGGCCGGCACTTCGGGCAGCGCAGTTCAAACTCTGCGGGGCTCAGGTACGTCTGCCGGAGGACTTGCACCGGGACCAGCTTGGCCTGGGGCGTCATCCGTCCGCACTTGTCGCAATAGCTCATGCCGGAACCCCTACACGCTTGCCGTGATAGATAGCGATGATGGTTGGGCTTTTAGGAGACCCTATCGGTGTCCCTTCCCACCCCAGCCACTTCACGCGACCGCGTAGAAACCGCACCTCGGCGTGACCGATGACCGCCTCGTGGAACCACCGCGTGTCTGTGCAAGCCGGGAGCAACGCAACCACCGTGCAGCCCTCGGACTTCGCCGCAATCGCCTTGTCCAGCCACGGACGCGGGTCGCTGTACGGCGGGTTGAGGAACACGCGCCCAAACCACGGACGCTCCAATCCGCCCTCGGTGTAAAACGTCGCCGCCTTCGCGGTGTGCTCCTCGCAGCACGGGTCCAAGTCGAACGGCCCGAACTCCGCCTCCAGATCGCGGACCAGATAGACCGGCGTGGCCCACTTGTCGCTGCTCCACCCTTCTGGCCGCTCGCAAGCCATCAATGATTCGCCTTTGCGTCTGCGATGATGGCGTTGACGTGCGCCCAGCCCAGCACGTCTGCCGCGTGCAGCACGTCCTGCTCGAAGCTCGCCGCGAACGCTTCGCGGTCGTCCTCCACCGTGCGGTTGGACGGCATCGGCTGCGCGTCCTCCAGGCACCGCTCCGGGAAGCTGGCGTCACTCCTGAACATCGAGCGCCTCGCGCCGGTCGTACTCGGCCTCTTCCAACGCACTCCGTACCGGCCCGTTCTTCAGCCGGTTCAGATAGACGCTGTTCGCGTTCCGGATGTGCTCGATAATCAAGCTCCGCCGCGTGGCCTTGTCGCAGTCACAACTCCGCAGCCGGTCCTCCAACTCGTCAAACCGCGCCACCGCGTACTCTTCCATCCCTCGCTCAGCACTAATCCGGCTCTCTTCCGACGTGTAGCGGATCGCCATCGCCGCCGCATTGAGGTAGCGCGGTTCGATGGCGGGACCGGGTTCGCGGAGGTTGCCGTCAAAGAGCATCGTGACGTGGCGCAGCATCGAGGCCAGCGCGTGCAACTGCTCACTCGCGGCGAGCTGCTGACGGAACTGGATGTACTGTGGCGTCCGGTACTGCGGGGCTTCCCGAGGATCAAAACTCAATAAGCTCATATGCCCTCTGTGACTAACTGCGAAGGCTCGCCCGCTGGCTCTTCAGTTCCAAGGGGCGCGGCCACTCGGCCGGCTGACCCAGCAGCCTTCGCATGCTCGTTACTTCCAACTTTTGCGCTTGTGCTCCGCCAGCGTCAGGCGACCAATCGTCAACCGCCCGCGCCTGCCCTGGAGCCACTGCGCAGCCTTGTCCACCGTCCAGTACAGGACCACCCCACACAACCCGAGACAGCCGCCGATCCAGAGCGCATGGAAGGTGTCGCTCATCGCAGCCACCGCAGAATCAGCCACCCGATCCCACCCGCAATCAGCAACGGGACGACAATCAACGCGACCACGCTGACAATCCACGGCATGGCGTAGCCCTCTTCCTGATCACGGGTGTAGTCGGACTCGAGCTTCACGAGATGCATCTACCACCACCCTTGTTTGCGACCGATTCGTAGGAGCGCCATGAACAGGACGATCCCGACTGCGCTCGCACTGGCGCCGGCATAGAACGAGAACCCGTTCACCGCTGGCTCCGGAGGGTGAGCGACTGAAGCTCCCGATACGCCCGCCCGATCCGCATGTCCTCGATGTCCTGCGGACTCGCGCCCCGCGCCGGCAGCTCGTGGAACTCACAGATCAGGTCGACCATCTCCTGCCAGAAGTCCGGCCCGAGCAACCCGAGCTTCCTGAACGACAAGTGCTTCGAGGGCACGCCAGACAACTGCGCTGACAACTGGCCGGTGTCGATGTCCATCGCATAGGCCGCCGCCTTGTGCGTCAGCCCAGCCTTGGCGAACGCCTGCGCCACGAGGCCGAGCCACTTCCGCTCGCGGTCAACCGGGTTGACTGTCGTTGACTTCGGACGGTCAACAGTGATGACTTCCATTGGCCCGAGCGCGCCTTGTAGATTGGGTTTCATGGTTGAGTCGCCTTTCCTACCGAGCGTTCGCCGCGCTCTTCACGGGTCGAGACACACGTCTCGGCCCGCCTGCCAAGAACTGTTCGACCGCCACGCGGGACCAGCGCGGCCGTTTGTCAAGGGAGGGAAGCTCGGGAATGGGGAAGACACGCTGACGACGGAGACGCGCAATCGTGCGCCGGGAGGTTCGGAGCTCGCGCACCAAGTCCTCAATGAAGAGGACATCCGGCTGGCGATCGCCGCCGTCCGCCGTGCGCTGGATGACCTCGCGGTTGCGCGGGCGCACCTGAAGCTGGTGCTCGGAGGTCATGACGCGAGCTCCGTGGCCGCCGGGGGGAACAACGCCTTAACCGACGACTTGAGCGCCCGCGCCAGCCGGCGCTTTTCGTCCGGCGTGGGTTCCGCCACCCCGTGAATCACGCGGCTGAGCCGCCACGGCGTCATCTCGACCCGGTGACAGAGCACTTCCTGTCGGATGCCGGTCTCGAGGATTGCGAGCTTGAGCGTTTTGTTGAAAGCCATTGTCATTGCGGTGGAGCAACGATACATGCAGCCCCGCAAGCCGTCAAGGCTTTTCAGCAAGGAGTTTTGCGGTGCTGTCAGGAACAGAAATCAGGCGCAATTTGGAAGTAGGGTGGATGCCCGTGACCACCAACGACGCCATGAAAGCCCGCGTGCGCGCCCTGATTCATATGGGCGTCACTCAGAAGGCCATCGCCAACAAGCTGGACGAAAGCAGTTCCACTATCACGCGGTGGCTCACAGGAGACCAGCCGTCACTCCGGGTGGATGCGCTGGATCGCCTAAATGCCTTTGAAAACGAGCTGCGAGGTGTGCAAAAGGACACAGATCACACGCGTGACCTTGGTGTAAATATCCCTGTCCGTAGGCCGCTCCCTGACACCCACGTCAGCCATACGCCTGCGGGTGAGGGCTTCGCCTATGCCGGACCCGACGTTCGTAAACCGCCCCAGTCTGTTCCTCGTCCGAAAGGACAGACCCCCAGGGAGCTCCTCAGAGACGCGCTCGCGTTACTCTTCTCCCTCGAGCAGCACCTCCCGCTCGATGAGCGTCATGAGCAAATTGCAGCTCCTCATGTTCTCCCGCCCCAGCGCCGTCGTGCTGGTGGAAGACCTCCTCGATCGCATGCTCGCGGAGGTAAGAAGCGATGACGCGGCGATCTTCTGCCTGCTCGTCGTGGGGTTCCTCGGGTAAATCCATCGGGTTCCTCGTGGGTTGCGTGATCCTGGTGGGCATGAGCGCCCATGCCCAGCGGGTGAGTCTCAGCCCTTCCGACGTCGACGCCGCGATCAGGGCCGGTGACATCACCAAGCAGTACCGCTTGGTGACCGACAGCAAACGCCGGCCCTTCGCTCTCGGGTACCTCTCAACGCCGTTCTCGCGCATCGCCCTGGTCGCGGAACACTACCGCCGCCAGTTCCTCCCGTTCACCGCGGCCTCCGTCCCGCCCGAACTCTTGGCGCCGGAGGCGTGGCTGTACGTGTTCCCCGACAACGCCATCGGCATCCGCCCTGGTCCGGATGTCCGGGAACCGAAGACGGTCGTCATCACGCCGCGGAAGGCTGGCGGAGACGTGACCGCACACCACCCGCTCCGCACGATGCCCTTCTCCGAGGTCTACCGCGCCATGTTCCGGGCGAAGTTCGACGGGCAAGGACTGATCGCCATGTTCCCGCTGGAGCTCCTGAACGACGCCAACGAGATCCGGATCGTTTACGACGATGGCTGGAACTGTGATCAGGCGGGTCTGACGTACTGCCGGGTCGACATCCGCGCCAACATCCGATGAAAGGGATTCGCCGGGACAGATACGGATACCGCGCCTACGTGAAGGTCCGCGGCTTCCAGCGCGAGCGCCGCTTCCCCTTCGATACCCCCGCCACAAAGATGCAGGCGTGGCGGGACGAAACCCGAGTCGCCCTCCGCAAGCGCCCGAAACGGAACACCCGCGGCACACTCGCCGCCGACGTCGCCGCCTACCTGGAGCTCGAGACGGTCAAGACGCTGGCGAGCGTCGGCAGTCTCACCTGTGAGCTCGACGCCTGGACCGCGCTGTATGGCGAAGAGCGCCGGGAGGACATCACCCGGCCGATGGTGCTCGAGGCTCGTGAACAGTGGCTGTCGGACGGATACGCTCCCAAGACGGTCAACCACCGCGTCAGAGCCCTCAGGGGACTCTTTCACCGGCTGGACGGGAAGAAGGCCGACACCCCCTGCGACGACGTCCAGAAGCTCGAGGAGCCGCCCGCCAACCCTCGGTACGTCTCGCCGGCCAAGATCCGCCAGGTCGCCAAGCGCCTGACCGATCCCAAAACCCGTGCGCGGTTCATGGTGCTGGCGTCGACCGGCCAGCGGCCCGCGCAGCTCCGACGCGCCCTGCCGGGAGACGTCAGCCTGTCCCGCCGGCTGTGGCTGGTGCGTCCTGCCAAGGGTGGGAACCCGATACCCGTCGCCCTCACCGAAGATATGTTGTTCGCTTTCCGCGCCTTCATCGTTAGTCAGGCGTGGGGTGCGTACGATGGCAGTGACTTCGTGCGGGCGGTCCGTGCGGCTGGCTGGCCGAAGGGTGTGCGGGTCTACAATCTGAAGCACACCATCGGGATCACGCTGGCAGAATCGTCAGCGGAGTGGGAAGACATCAAGGACTGGTTCGGGCACACCGACGTGAAGACAACAAGGATCTACACCGGGATGATCGCCTCGCGCCTGAAGAAGACCGGCCAGCTACTTAGTGGCCGGCTCGGCTGGGGACTCCCCCCAAAGCAGCGCCCATCTCGCAATTCTCGCCGCCGCGCGTCGTAACTTCATCCGGTCGGACTCGCACTTGGGGCAGTACCGCTGGACCTTTCCCAGGCGTTTCTTCGTGGAGTACTGATGACCCTTTGGACAGCAGACCTTCTTCGCGTTGACCGCGGTGAAGTTCACACCAGCACTGACGTTGGTCCAGTGATCGACCACGCGGAGATGGTCCGGACGCACGCACGCACGCCGCCGGCACCGATGATCGAGCTCCAGGTCGTTACGGATCGGTCCCGACAATTGCTGGTAGGCCAGCCGGTGCGCGGCTACTGTGCGGCCTTCCCACCAGAACATGCCGTACCCGTCGCTCGTGCCGCCAGTCCACAGCCAACAGGTACGCGTCTTGCGAACCTTGGACCAGAAGCGTGGGGGGAGAAGCTGGCAATTTTGGCTGTCAATCTTAAGGTCTCGTTCCATTATGTGCTGTATTATAAAGCATTTCAGCTTCTAAGGGTACTCCTAATGACACCACGCGTTGGACTCATAACCCAAAGGTCGCGGGTTCAAATCCCGCCCCCGCAACCCACCAAATCGGCCTATTTCGAGTACTTCTGTCCCCTTCCCAGGCCGCTTCTCGCCTGTGCAGGAATAGGCCAGAAAATACCCGAACGTGCCACTTCGGGCCACCGAAAGCTGGCAGTGCCAGCCGCTCACGGACTCTTCCGCGAGCTCTTGTGGCGGCTCTGCTTCTCGTCGGACTCGAAGCTGGAGGATCTCTTGCGGCTGGTCCCGGCATACCGCCGGCGTCAGGCCCGCGAGCGGTTGAAGGTCGAGACGGATGGGTACCGATGATCAGTCGCCTGCTGCTGTCGGTGGTGCTGCTGTTCTTGATGGGGCTGTTCGTCTGGGCCTTGCTGAAGAATCGCTGACCGGTCACGGTTGAAAGCATCGTCAGGGTCCGATCCGTTGACGTTTCCCAGCCAATCAGCCCGTGACCGGTCATTCTCGAAAAGTCTTGCCGCAGCCGTTACAGAACCACCAGCCGGTATCGCGTCCGACGCGTTCCAACTGGCTCGGCAACGCCGTACACAGCGGACACTGCCGCGGCATCCCCACGACCGCGAGCCGTTCGGCTTCGCGCTGCTTCGTGGCGTCGTCGCGCATGTCCTTCCAGTAGCTCACCAGCTCGCCTCAACAGCCACGTACCCGTCCGGCTTCAACTCTTTGGAGATCCCCACCTGGGCTCCGACACGCCACGTCTCGTTTACCTTCCAGGCGACGTGGAGCCGCGCTTCTCCTGTCCCGAGATCCGCAATGGCTAAGATGGCGCTGTGCTTCCCTTCCGGGACCACCGCGAAAGCGTCCGCAATCGCCTGACGAATCGGGCCAGTAATCGGAGGACGGTTGAATGGGTCAGACGGTTCGTCGCTCATGGGTGTATGATTCTCTTACCTTGCCGGACGCCACTGATCATGGCGTTACGCACCGGGCGCGAGTCCAAAGGGCTGTGACACGGCCAGCCACGCGAGCGGAGATGCGAACGGCAAGGACATGGCCAGTGTGGTCCCGAGCGGCAAAGTAGTCGGGACCCTTCCTTATAGCCTCGGCACAGCCACGTCACCGATCCCGAACGCCCGCGCCAGGACGAGCACAACCACCAGCACCACGACGACCCAGATGATGTTGTCGATGATGCCGGGATGGCCTGGAGCCAACTGCCCGAGCACCCAGACCGCGAGCCAGCCGATGAGCACCACGAGCACGACATAGAGTAGAAGTCCGAGCATGTGTCTCTCCTACGGCGCGAACCGAACTACGAGCGCGGCAATCACTGCCACAAATCCCGCCACCGCCACCGCTATCGCCCAGCCACCCTTGAGGCCCACCCGCTCCGACTGCAACGCGTTCAGCCGTGATTGCAAGTCGCTAATCTTCTCGCCGTTCGCGGCGATCTTGTCGGTCAAGCCCTTGACGATCGCATCGACTTCCGCCCGCGGCATCAGGTTGCGCTGCTGGTCGGCCAGCGTGTTCCGGAACTCGTTCACGCTCTCGAAGCGTTTCTCACTGGCCGATTCCGCTTTCAGCACGGCTTCCTTCGCCGCCTGCAACGCCGCATCGGTTGCCAGTGCCGTCGCCACAAACCGCTGCTCATACCGCCGGTCGTTGCCGTCAATCACTGACACGACGTGGTTGTGCTTCTCCTGGAACGTCGCCTGCTTCTCGTGCAGAATGCCCAGCAGATAGTCGATCGCCGTCTCCAGCGACCAGCCAGAGTGGATCGGCGTCGGGGACGTGGGGACTCGCGTGGGCATACCCTCAGTCGAAAGAACCGAGCCCCAGCCCGGTCAGCGCCCCGATGACGGCACCCTGGAACCACCGGAACGTGGCAATGCCCCACTGATAGGTCAGCGCGTCATCCCACGACTTCCAGCCGCGAAACGCCCCCACGTCGACAATCGCCGCCGTGACCACGCCGGAGATCGCTCCGCGCATCGCCGCCGTCGAGAGTAACCAACCGAGCCATTCCATTACGGCACCCACTTCGTCACATGCGCGTGACCCCAGACGCTGTTGGTCGAGAGGCCTTTCCCGATCGCGTCGAGCAGTTGCGCGGAACGGGCCAGCGTCAGTTTCTGCGCCGGCGTCAGTTCGCTTCCCGGCGGCGCCGTCTCGAGCACGCTCAGCCGGTTCAGCACGTCGCCCTTGAACGCGAGGTAATCGGCCGTCAGGTTCTGGAGCGTGTTCCACTGGCTCTTATCGCTGGCCTCAAGCGCCGCGAGCCGGGCTTCGTGGTCGCCGGCCGGAGGATCTGTCGGGTCCGTGGGCGTGTGAACCCCAGGCACCGGAGGCGGGACGATGAAGTCGCCACGGCCATCAGGCCAAACCTTTTCCGTCTCAGTCCAGCCTATGCTGGCGTGTGCGGCGCCGGTCTGAATGACGATCTTGGCTAGGACTGTCACGTCCTCGTCGGGGAAGTAGAAGTCCAGCCGGTTCTCATCGAACCCGTACTTGTTGCCCTTGCGGAACAACCCCACTCGCGGGTCTCTCGGCGCCCCGTTCTTCCCGAAGTGAATATCGTGCGCCACGATGGCCGTGAGCTTCGCCGCCGCATCGACGCGCTGCTCGTCGGTCAGGTCATCGTTGGTGTAGTCTGGAAACTGTGCGGCGCGCACCTTCACGTATTCCACGTAGTTCGGGACAGTCGGCATGGGCTCCTCGGGTTTCGGTTTCAACGCGTGGACAGACTTGTCGTGGCCGCAGATGGGACACGGCCCGGTGTCGCCAACGGTGTAGACGGTGGCGCAGATGGGCTTGGGATCAATCGGGTCAACTGGATACGGCGCCTGGAACACGTCCACCCACGCCCCCGCTTCCGTCAGCGCACAGACGGCAATGCGTGCCCCCTGGACCGCGAAGTGAATGCCTTCGGCCATCGGGCCACGACGCGCCGTGAAGAACGTCCCTGACGCCTCGTGGAGACACGCAATCGAGTTCCCGGACTGTCCGACCACCCAGCCGTCTTTGCGCGTGAACTGGCCGAAGTTGTGGCCCTGAATGACCGCCGCAGCCGTGGCCTGCCCGTGCTGGATGGTGCCGTCCGCGAGGACTTCGCGGATCCCTTCCACCGCATGCATCAGGCCTATCTGGACGTCATCGAGGTAGAGCGGGACGAAATCGCCGGGGCCGCAGCGGTAGGTGTGGAGCGTCTCCCCGTCGAAGTTCAACGCGACAGGATTCATGCCATACGTCTGGCCGAGAGACGTGACCGTCGCATCGCTGCGGAGCAACCACGCCAGCCCCTCGCCGCCTTGCCCGATGACCGCGAACGCGCCAGACGGGGAGACACGCAGCCGTAGGAACCGCAGCCAGTCCGTAGGGGCCGTGAGCGTCCCGACGAAGACGCCATCGTGGAACACCTCGATCTTGCCGGTGCCGACGTCTCCGATCGCGGTCAGGAACCCGCCGGCCGGATGCGCCACGACGTCAGGCCATGTCGTACTCACGACCGCCCCCAGTACTCGCGCCAGATGACGCGCTTCGTCTTGATGTCGAGTAGCACGGTTTCTTCCTCTTGCAGACAGTCCAGCCGGATCGCTTCCTGCCCTGACCGCTTCCCGTTCTCGAGCACGTACGTGACCGCGTTCACGGTGCAGTCCGCGAACTTTGCCGGCGGCACGAAGCCCTCCGGGGCCATCCGGTGCCAGAACACAATCGGGCGCTCATGCATCGCGCAGCCTGACAGGAGTAGAATCAGGCATGCCACTAACACCTGAGCGCATCGCGGACCTGATCGAACAAGTGCAGTACGTGTCGCGGAACGGTGGCAACCATGGCATCTACTGGACGCCGCCGGAATCCTGCAAAGACCGCTCAGACGAGCGCATCCTTGCGAACGCGATCGAAGAGATCCTCGTGGCGCTCCGCGAAGCCCTACCATTGACCACTCTCAAGTAGGGTCGCCAGCCGTTCCCCGCGAATCTCTTTCACGTCCTGATACCACTTGGAGCGCCGCAGCCCCATCGCCGCCCGCTGGAACTCATGCCGTGAAATCGCCTCCAGCGTGTTCACGAATTCCAGCACTGTCGTCAGGCCCATGTTGAACACCAGCTCCGAGACGACCGCTTGCCGTACCGGGTCGAGGCTGGAGTACCACGGAAACGCGCCGTCAGCGAGCGTCACCGCCTCGCCGTAGTCGTTTACCAGCATCAGCCGCGCTTCGCTCGGCCGCACACCATTGGCTTGCAGGTTCCGCCCGTAGCCGATCGAGAGAATGCCCTTGCTGTCCTTGTAGGGCATCAACCGCCCGTTCCGGATCGGGCCGGTGCCTTCGTGGCGTATAAGCTGGTCGAGTACGTCGTCTCGGGTCATCGCCGCGGCTTCGGCCCTTCACTCAGGCCTTCGATCTTGTCCCGAATCCACTTCACGTCGGACTTCACTTCTGCCACCTGAATACTCAGCGACAGGTTGTAGGTCGTGGCGGCTGTCGCAGCGGCTTCCGCCTTGGCTTCTGCCACAGCGATCCGGGTGTTCTGTGACGTGATGCCCCACTGACACCAGCCGAACCCGAGACCGACGACGACCAGCGCCGCGGTGAACGATTGCTGACTGACTTTGCGTGCTTCCACGTCCCCGCCTTTCTCCTGCTGCTCACTCATCGCACGGTCTCCTCTATCTGCATGCCGCTCGCCAACTACCCAATCACTTCGTACTGGATGTGGCTGTCTACGTAGAACGTGCTGTTCCCCGCATCGCTCGTGTTCTGCGCCCACTGCAACTGCATCGTGCCGGCCGTGCTCGAGGTCTTGATCAGTCCCACAAAGATCGCCCCGAAGGGCTCCGTGAGAAACGTCGTGCTCCCGAGCACCACCGTGTCGGATTCCGTGACAAGGTGGTTGGGGATGGTCGCCTGGTTGCTGGGTTGGAAGTTGGCCCCGACACCGGAGTTGCCGCCCCAGAGCATCGTGGTCCCTGACGGAACGGTCCACTTCAACTTGAAGTCGGCGTTACTGTTCGGTGCCCCGTGAAAAATCCGCATCTCAAACCAGATGCGCGCATTCGCTGGCACCGGGAAGAACAGGTGAATGTCGTCGTGCAGCGTGGTCCCGGTGGTCGCAGACGTGACCGTCTCGTTCGCTGTCTTGAAGACGTGTTTGTGTCCGCTCGTCCCGCTGCCGGTGCCTGGAACAGTCCCTGATCCGACCACGGTAGACGACGCCACGCCCCCAGTCCCGATGGCATTCCACCGCTTGTACACGTCACGGAACCCGCGGTTCAGATTCGTCTGTGACCCATCGATCACGACCGTCACGTCTCGAACGAGGAGACCCTTCCCGATGTCCCGGATCACCACTTCACTGATGACCCCTGTGGCGTTCACGTTCCGGCGCGGCACGTTGATCAACTGGCTCATGCCTGGTAGCACGGCATCCTGCGTCGTCCGGTATTTCACCGTCTTGCTGATAAACACCGACCGCGCTAGGTTCGCGTCTGCGATGTCCTGGGCCGATGTGCCGGCGTCGATCTGGTCGAGGATGAGAAACTTCTCCCAGAGCCCAACCGCGGCAATCTCGCCGGTATCTTCTGCCGCCGCGAGCGCAGAGAAGGCGCCGTTGAACATCACGGAGATGTTGGCCGTGCCGCTGGCCGGAGGGCCAACCGTGCGAGTGATCGTGTTCGTGCCGGCGTCGTACTCCCACTGTGCCCCGTCACCCGTCACCCCGAGGGTTTCGTTCACAAGGTCAGACGTGACATAGCCTTGGGTAAACAGGGTCGGTGTGTACTGGAGCGTAAACGTATCCGTCACGCCATCCCCGTCGAACGTCTCCACCCGGTTCGTCTCCGACACCGGAGGCATGTAGACCACGAACCGATTGGCGTACGTGGAGCCGCGCTTGCTCTCCACGATGATGTCGCCCACCACTTCTGGAATCGGGAGACTCGTCCCGACGACATCGAACGGCGCCGGCACCGTGCTGGGCTGATACATCCGGAGGATCTTGAACGCGTCAATCTCCCAGACGTACGGCTCCCCGAAGTCTGCCGTGAGGGTCGCCAACTCGCTGAGCACCTGGGCAAACGTCTTGAGCGTGAACCCCAGCAGCGGGAGACTCGGGCCGTTCACTTGGAACGCATCGAGCACGATCCCGTACGGCGTGACGTAAGGCTCGAGCGCCAACAGCGCGTCCTTGAGCGTGCCCGGTTGAATGGCAATGCTCACCAGCCGGCGATCGGCGTACGCGTTGTAATCGACTGCGGTGATGTCGGTGATGATGCCGACGCCTGACCCGTCGTCGGTCGCAGATTTCTCGGTCGGAATGTCCACCAGCCCGCCGAAGTTGCGGGTCACGCCGTCATCGATCAGGACGTCCGCATCAAGCGCCGGCCGATAGGTGGCATCCAAGGACTTGACCGCAAACCGCGCCCGCCCGCGGCCATTGGCCACGAGCGAGATTTGCAACGTCCCAAGCTGGATGTTCTTGGGCGTGCCGGCGATGGTCAGTGTGAGCGCCACTAGGACGCCCCGTAACTTTGAACGACGTCGGTCAGATGCGGGACGACGGACTCGGCTACTTCCTTGCCGTCCAGATACGTCTTCGTGACGATGACGATCGGCGTGCCCATCCCCGCCGACGCAGACAAGATCGGCACCCGGCTGATGGACGCCGCCATCGCGGACACGTCATCGCCCCCAGGTCCGGGCGCCCCCTGCCGCGGGTTGTTGCGGTTCGGTGGCGTCGGATCCCCTGGGGCTGTCTCCCCGCCGGTACCGCCGCTCCCGCGGGGGATGGCCGTCCCCAATCGCTCCGCCGCTCCTCGAGCACGTCCGAAGCCTTCCTCGGCTGCCGTCCCCACTTTGCTGAAGGCGTCGATCAGGTCGTCCAGCTTCTCGAGCAGTTCATCGAACCGCTCCGACAAGGGCTTCGCGAATTCGAGCCGGCTGGTATCCATGAGGACGTCACCGAACTCGTCCGTCAAGAGCCCTGCCTTGATCATCGCCTCGATGAGCGGACGCATCGACTCCGGCAGCGACAGCCCCAGTGTCAGGGCATTCGTGACCAGACCCTGGACCTTGTCCTTCATCGCCAGCATGACGACGCCAACGTCCGCCCCCGCCTCGATCAGCGTGTTGAAGTCCTTGACGATTTGATCAGCCGTCTCCGTTAGCCGGAGCTGTTGGACCTTGCCCCCGAGTTGATCGAGTGTGAGACCATACCGCTCCGCCGCATCGGTGATGTCGGCCAACGACGGCATGGTGTCTTCAGCGAGTCCGAGCATCGCCCGTGCGGCGTCCTCTGTCAGCCCGCCCATGCGGATCAACTGCTGGATGATGGGCTTCAGCGCCGCGGGAATCTTGGAGCCGGCCTTGACGGCGTTCACAATCAACTCGCTGATCGCCCCGCCCATCGCAGAGACGGCCTTCCCGCTGTCGCCCATGACCGCCTTCAGCGCCCGGAAGTCCACGATCAGTGTTCGGGCGAACTGGTCAATCTGGACCTGTCGCAGATCGTCCCGAAGATCGCGCCAGGTCAGGCCGTACCGCTCCATCCGAGCCGTGCTCTCCGCAATCGCCAGATCCAGCCGTTCCATTTCACGCCGGAACCCTGCCGCCTTTTCCGTGGTGTCGTTAAAGGCCGTTCCTGCCAGCGCCGCATCCGTCTGGAGCTGATGCAAGCCTCCACGGGCATTCAACGCCGCTTGCTTTTCCTTGCCCGTCAGAGAGTCGTACAGCCCCTCGATGATGCCAATGGCCGTCTGGGTCACACCCACCAGTGACGAGGCCATGTCGATCGAATAGGCGGCGACCTGGGAGAAGGACGTCTTCGCCAGCCGGCGGAACTTGTCCGTGGCATCGGCCATATCCCCGAAGGCGCCAATGACCGACCCCGCACTCGAGATGAGCCCGCCGAAGATCCCGCCCGTGGCCTGTCCCAACCGCTTCAGCGAATTGGCGAACATGTCCGCCTTGTCGCGTAGTTCTTCAAACGTCGTCGGTAACGGTTTGAACGAGACGTCCACCACGTCGCCCATCTTCTTGAGCTCGTCCCCCAGCCCCTTGATGATCGGCACACCTTTTCCGATGGCGCCGAGCCAGGCCAGCATCGTGGCGTGGTTGGTCTCCACCACCTTGCCAAAGTCCGCGACCTTGACCCCCGTGCGCTGGGCTTCCTGCTGGGCCTCCATGTTGGCCTTGTTGTAGTCCTGGAGCCCTTTCACCAGCGCGGCATAGGACGCCACGACTTCCTTGGCTTCCTGAGCGATCGCTTGCGCGTGTTCCTTGGACGCCTTCGCACCCTGCTTTTGCTCATCCGTCAGCAGCCCCACGGCCGTCTTGAGATTCCCCGTCGCCTTCGTGGCTTTCGGGACCACGACGTCCATGCCCTTCGCCATGTCATCGAGCCAGATCGACCACGTTTTAGCAGAGGCCAGCGCGGCCTTATCCGACTCCCCGAGCGCACGCCCCAGCAATGGCAGAGACGCCGTAAACTCAGTCACCGCCACCACGGTATCGAGCAGCCCCTTGATCGCCTTGATGACATGCGTGACGAACGACGTAAACAGGTTTTGCAACCAGGTCACGACGTCGCCCATCTTCGTCATCGCATCAGCGACCAACTGGATCGCCGGCAGCATCGGCGTCAGGACTTTCCCGATCACGCCCTGACCGACCGCCTGGAGCGTGGTGAACGTATCTCCGAGCCGATCGCCCGCGGCCACCGTCTCTTCGTCCATCACGATCCCGAGCCGTTCCGCCGCCTGCATCGCGTCGGTCATCCCCCCGGTGATCATCGGCAGCAATTCGGCCCCGCTCTTGCCGAACAACTGCATGGCAATCGTGGACCGCTCCATCGGATTCGGGATCTGCCCGATGGCGTCGGCAATCGTGGCGAACGCTTTGCCCGGTTCCTGCTGGCGGATGTCGTTGATGTTCAGCCCGAGCCGCTTCATTGCTTCCACGGCGGACGAGTCCCCTTCCACGAGGTTCTTCGCCATCTTCCCGATCGCCGTCGTCACGCCATCCAGTGATCCACCACTGAGCTCCGCGGCATACTTCAGCTTCTGGAGCTCCGTGGTGCTGATGCCCGTCTTCGCAGACAGGTCGGTGATCTTGCCAGTGAACTCGGTGAACGATGTGACCGCGCCAGAGATCGCCCGGATACTGAACGCCGCCAGGAGCGTTGTGCCGACTTGCTTGATGGTGGTATTGAGCGTCGACATCGGCTTCTCAGCCTTTGCCGTGGCCGCCGCCATGTCCGTCAGTGCCTTAGGGGCAACTTGCCCGAGCGCCTTGTATTTCTCGATCGCCTCGGTCACGGTCTTATTGACCTTGGCCTGTTCGTTCTCCGTGAGGTTCGCCGCCCCCCCAATCCGCTGGACGGCTTCCGCCATCAGCGTGGCGTCCTTGATGACCTTCTGTCCGGTGAAGCTGTTCACCATCCGATCAAGAGACTTCGCCACCGCCCCGGCGCCAGAGTCGAGCGACTTCAGCTCCACTTCGGCCTTCTGGACCGCCGTGAAAAAGCTCGTGAAGTCCGCGGCAAACTTGGCGGTAATCGCCATCTACCGCTTCTCCTGATCCCGGTTCAGCATATCCACCAGCACTTCGTACACCTCGGGCGGTAACTCATCGACCCACTCGTACTTCCAACCGTGCATCAAGCGACAGATACGGAGGGTGGCGTCGACACGCTCGCGCCACCCTGGCCGTTTTTTACCACCGCCAATTCCTTCTCGACGCTCTCTTCGTGGAACTCGATCGCTTCGCGGATCTCGCGGAACGTCTCCGGGTCGAGGTTGTTGATCGCGGACGCACTCACCTTGACTGGCTTGCCGTCATCGGTCAGCGACCAGCCGATCAGGTACGCCACGACCTTTCCGGTCATCACCTGACGGGACTGCAACTGCAACGGCTGGTTCGGCGTCATGAACGGCGCCATGACGGCGAACATATCCTGTTGTTCTCCGGTGTTCAGCCGGCGCTTGACGTCGATGAACTCGGCGTCTTCCACGGCCTGGGCCACCTTGGCCTCAGACGCAGCAATCTGTTCAGGTGTGGCCTGTTCGGCACCCGTACGCTCGAGTAGGGCGTGATGTTCGCGCTTGTGGACGTCGGCCAGATACAGCCGAGTGACTTCGGGCTTGACGAAACGTGATCTCGACATCGGTCGGTTACTCCTGCTGGAGACTCGCGGTGAGCGTCGTCCCAGCAATCTGCACGCTTGTTAAGGGCCACGTCCATGCGCCTGTCGCACGCGTGACCTCGAACACCAACGGGTGCTGCGAGACCCGATAGGTGTCGGCATCCACCACAATCGCGGTGAGCTGCCCATCCACGAGTGACCACGGGCCAAGAGTCGCTGCGGTGTAGTAGCCCCACCGCACCTCGGCTGCTTGGCCCGTGATCGTGACCATCGACTAGGGCTTCTTGCCCCACGCGCCATTCGCCGCGAAGTTCCCCGACAGGGAAATCGCCGCGGAGACGCTGGTGTCCACGCTGACGTCCAGCCACGCCGGCCCATACCAGTAGATGGTCGGCGCGTCGGTGGACGGGTAGAGATAGAGCTTGCAGCCATCGACCGAATCCGCCGCCGTGAACGGCTTCGTTTCGGCGTCATCGAAGAACCCCGCGAACGTGCCCTGGACGTCTTTCAGCCCCTGCACGTACGTCTTGTTCGCGTCCCCGAACGACGTGACTTCGATCTTGTCGGTGGTCTGGTTGAGCGTCCACTGCGTCAGATGGAGCACCGCCGAGGCGGCGCCCGCTGCCGTGGTGGACATGTAGACCATGCCCTTGCGTCCTGCGTAAACTGACATGTGCGTTACCCTCCGGCGGCCCCGAGTAACCTGGCATCGAAGTCGTGAGACCTCGCCGCGGTGATGTCAGGTGCTGGCTGTGCGCCCGTGAGCAGTTGCAAGTCCCCGAGGACCGTTGCTGCTCGTGATACCCAGGACATCTCAGCCACGCGGGCCGGTAACTGTTCGGCAATGCGCGCCCGTCCTGCTGGATCCCCCAGCCAGAGACGAATCAACGCCGCCGCTTCGGTCGGTGTCGTGAACGTCGGGACGAGATCCCCGAACACTTCCGTGACTTCCGATCGGTAACTGCTCAAATGAAACACGCCACACGCCGCGAGCTCGTAGGCTCTTGGGCTCAAGGACTCCGCCGCGGTAGCCGTGAGAAGCGGAGCGCCTTTCCCCCACCCCATCGACTGCCGATAGAGATTCAACCCAACCTTCGCCCGCCGATAGAGCGCCGCCGTCTTGTCATTGCTCAGACAATCACCACGCAGGCACTTCTTCAACTGCTTGGAGAGCCCGAGCCCTTTCCAATTCCCGTACAGCCCCAGATCGATGCCGGTCCAGTCGATGCTGTTGAACCACGTCACCCGTTCGTGGAATCCCGTCCCGACAAACACCACGTCATGCGCTTCGACCTGATCGTCATCGTCGCGCTCGGTGACGTGCCGCTCCGGATGCCACGCGTGCGGCAGGTACCCGCTGTTCGGGTTCACCTTCTGGAACGCCTCGACGGCTGTCCGTTCATTCGTCCAGCAGCCATCGACCATCGCCGCGAACTTGAGCTCTTTCTCCATGTCGTACGGCGACTCGGTGAAGAGCACCACCACACGAAGGCCCGCTCGCTTCATCAGGATCACGACATCCGGGTGCAGCAACATCCCGCTGACCACGACGACCGCATCGACCTTTTCCCTGAGCGCCATTTCGAGCGCGCCGACGCCGGCCTGATACATCACGTCCGCTCGCGTCGGCTTCGGCAGGTCCGGATCCACCTTCGCCTTGTGCCGCCACATCACATGGAGCGTCTTGTGAGCAAACGTGATCCGCTGATCGAGTCGGAAGTTGACGATCTGTGCGCCGTGATACTTCAGCCCGTAGTGCAGCCCGATCGCCACGTCGGCCGTGGCCCAACTCGCCCCCGGATGCAACAGCAACAGCTTCATGGCTTCCGTGCCGTGCAGAGGTAGCCCGTCGTGGCTTCCGTCTGACTCATGAACCCTTGGCACTCGAACCGCCGCATGAAGTCGTAGGCCGCCGCGCCTTCATCCGTCCAGCCACAGGCCACAATCTCGACGTCCGCGAACGCCTGGAGCAATAACTCCCAGCCCTGACGGGTAAACCGCCAGTAGTCCTTGTATTCGCCCTCGATCCCGTGCGTTGGCCAGAAAAACGGGGACGTGACCAGCAACAACCCGCCTGGCTTCAGCACCCGCCGGACTTCGGCCACCGCTCGGATCGGATCGGCGCAGTGCTCGAGCACTTCCGTCAGGATGATCCCGTCGAAGGCGTCCTCGTGAAACGGCAACGCGAGCAGATCCCCCTTGGTGTCTTCCTCGTGCTCTCCGACCGTGACGTAGCCATCCCCCAGCCAGCGCCGCGGGTAATAGACCCCGACGTCCAGAATGGTCGTGCCCAACGCCTCACGGTTGGACCAGATCCAATGCTCCAACTGAAGCCGATGGAAGTCCGGGCAGGGGATCTCGTGCAGGCCTGGGGTCGTCTGTGCCCATTGCAGCAACTGTGCAGCCGGGAGCGACTGACTCAGCCCGTACAGCAAGACGTCCCGCTTCATACCGGCGCCACCATCACCTTGTATCTGCCTCCGCGGTGTTGCCACCGCTGGTCTTTGTCGTCGTCGGACACTTCCGTGAACCTGACCCGCTCGACACGTTGGCTGCTCATCAGCCCGTAGCCCGTCACCGAGAACGTCGCCCCGTGCAAGAGCTCCTGGATCCGTGCCGCCGCGGCCTGGATGTTCGCGCTCGACGTCGAGAGCTCCACGGCCTTGACCAGATACGTCACGTCCTCGAACACCGTCGTGCCGGGCATCTGGTCCTCATCGAAATGAATCACCAGCGAGACGATCACGAACCGCGTCTTGCCCGAGGCCGCAACGTCCCACCACACCCCGTCTGGCATCAGCGCGGCCAACGTGGCGTCATTCAAGAGCCTGGTAATGACCGCGGCATCGACTGCCGAACTGTCAGACATCGCCGCTCACGGTGAAGCCTGCCCGCGCCACGATGGCCTTGAGCTTTTCGTACATCAGACGCCGTGCCCGGATCGCCGCCGGGATGAACACGTTGCCCGGAGGCATCGCGCCTCGATTCGCGCCGAGGTCGTTGTGCCGCGTCTGCGTCCCGTTCTCGAAAATAAACGCATGCTTGGACGTGTTCTTCACCAGGGCGCCCGCAGCGTACTTCCCCTGGTTCACATGCGTGACAATCACGCCGTCCCGCAGATTGCCCGTTCGCACCGGATAGGCCCGCTTGATCTCCGCCGCGGCCCCGTTCGCGGCGCCTTCCACTTCGTGAGTCGCCTCGGCCGTCAGGTCAGACGGCAAGTTCCGGAGCTGTTCCCGGAGCTCTGCCAGACCATCGAACACCAGACGACTACTCACGGCACGTCCTCCGTGCATTCCAACACCAGCGACTCGTGGCGTTCTTCTTCGTCATGCGTGCCCGTCACCGAGAACGTCCGATCCGTCGTGTCGTGAAACGTCAGCCGCGTCTTCGTCGTGACTCCCGAGAGATACCGCAGCGTCACCAGATGACTGGCCGTCGACGTGACCGTATTCGCCGCAATCCGCTCGAGCGACCGTGCCGTGGCCGGTTCCACGGCCGCCGGCACCCGTGACCCGAGCGTGGTCCACGTCTCCGTATAGCCCCCATCCCCGTCCGGAATCGGTGTCCCTGGGGTCAAGAGCGTCACCCGATGCCGCAAGGCGCCGATGTTCATCACGCGAACGCCGGATCACGCGACCGCATCAACAGCCGGCCAATCGCCAGCCACAACGCGTCATCGGTCTTCATCTCTTCGCCGCGGTTCTCGTAGAGATGGCTCAGGAGCAACAACACCGCCGCCTGGACCTGTCCCGGCACCGTGCCAGCCGTCCACGCCACGGTCGCCGTGCCACCGGTGCCGGCCACGGTAACCGTCTCGGGAATTGAAAAGCTCGTGCTGTCGATCACCGTGACCACGTACGAGCCGTTGATGTCGGGCGTGCTGTCCTCATGGCCGACAATCACGGCCGTCTGCCCGGTTGAGAACCCGTGCGCCGCTTCCGTGGTGATGACCGAGGCCACCGCCACCGAGGACTCATCGATCGTCGCCACCACGTTGGCCCGCGACTTGAGATAGTCGAGAATCACCACGCTCGCCAATTCCGCCTTGAGCTGGATGTCCAGATCGTTGTCGGTGAACGACTGCGCCACCCGCAGATGCGTCTTGGCGTCCTCGAGCGTGACGAGCGAAGCCATTACTTGCGGCTCCCGAGCGAGACTACCGGCGCCACCTCAGCGTCCCGGCCGTCTTTACCGTCCCGTCCGCGCTTGACCATGAGCGTCCAGGCTTTCGAGCCTTCACCCGGTTTCGTGGTCGTCGGCTCGTTGCAGTGCCAGCCCGATCCCCCCCACGTCACGAGATGCCCGCGCTCGTAGCTCGCGCCCTCTTCAAACACGCCCTTGTAATCCATGCCCGCGAGTCCATCTCGCCCGGGTGCGCCGTCTTTCCCGTCCAGCCCTGGCGCCCCGTCCTTGCCCGCTGGGCCTGGCACCGGCTGTCGCGTCTCGAGGATGGCGATCCGCTCCTGTGCCGCCGCCAGCGCCGCCTTGATCGGTTCTATGGCGTCCTTGACGGAGAGCTCCACATCCGCTTCCGTGGGTCCAGCGGTCTGGAGAATGGCCGGTAACGCCGCCTTGGTCTCCATCACCACCACCCGATCGCGGATGTCTCCAATGGCTTTGAGTTGCGCTTCCGCTACGGCCAACCGGGTCTCTGCGTCATGGACGGCGGTCGCCACGGCTTCGCGCACGATCGGCGCAATCGTCTGCGCCAGAATGGCAAGATCCTTCTCGGTCACGCAGCCAACTCCTTCCGCAACAGCCCAGCGAAACTGGCCGCCATGTCCATCACGTCTTCCTCGTCTTCAGCCGGCGCAAGCTGTGGCGGAATCTCGCCTGGTGCTTCGGGTACTCCGGGGGTCTCTCGCTCGGCCAACTGCTTCAGCGGCCAGTACTGTTGCTGGAGATAGGGTGTGTTCCCACCCGCCACCGGGCCGAGACCCATGAACTTCTTGCGGGCTTCATCCGGGGACAGCCCGCCCGAGCCGATCGAGTCCTGCAACGCCTTCGTCCGAGACTCGGTGTTCATCCAGATCAGATCGTCTGGATCGAACTCCGTCCCATACGGCTTCGGCAGTTCCAGCCCTTCGTCCAGGCACTTCTCCATGTTCACGAAGAGGCTCTGGAGACACTGGCTGTAGTACTGCTGCACCAGTGGTTCGATGTTCGCGTAAGGTGGCGGAGGGCCAATACCGACCATGTACGCCGGGACATGAAACGCGGAACAGACGGTCTCGCCGGTCCACTTCAACTGCTCGATCAGTTGCGAGTCGACGGCGTTCATGCTCATCTGGTCGTACTTCAGACCATCTCCGAGCACGGCGACCTTGCCGACGTTATCGCCCTGGTAGTTCTCATCCCAGTACGCCTTGAGCCGTTGCGCCGTCTCGTCAGAGATCGCCCCCGGAGCCGTCAGCACGCCTCCCGGCATGGACCCATTGCTGAACAGCTTGTTGGAGTTGTTCTGAATCGACAGCCCTTGCTGCGCGGCGATCCCACAGGCGTAAATCGGAGAGACCCCAATCAACGGGTGATACAGCGGAATCATCAGGTCGTGGATGACTTCGCTGGCCGGGACGGTAATCGATTCCAGGGTTTGTCCTGAAAGATCATCCCGCTTCAACTCGTAATACACGCTGCCGTCGTTCGCCACGAGCGGTGTCACGCGTGTCGGATCGAGGACATACAGCGCCGTCACAATCCCGCGCTGATCGCGCTGCTTCAAGACGTAGGTATTGCCGTGAATCAGCTTGGAGACGATCCACTGCTCGATAAACTTGACGATGTGCTGATAGCGGTTCGGCTTCCGGAGCACCGGAGAAAACGACGGTGATTCCGTCTCGGTCCAGATGCCGTTCGCATCGACTTGCACGAGTCGCAAACAGACCTTGCCCACATCCGCGGCAATCAACGTCACGCACGCGAACACCGCCGAATAGGTCAGCGCGGTACTGGCCTGGACTTCGACGTTGTTCTGCCACGCCCCCGTGAAACTCTCGCGGATGATGGGCCACCAGCCCCAGCCACCAGAGCTGAGCGAGCTCAACCCCCGCAGGGTGGGCAGCGCCTTGGTGCGCCCGATCGTGAACGGCCCGATCTGCATCTACGCGGGCTTCGTGAAGTCGGCCGTGGTCATCACATCCACTGGCTGCGAGGCCTTCGGTTCGACCGGCGGAGCGTCAGGCCTCCCGACCATCCCCTGCGCCACGAGGTTATCGACGTCTTCCACCGCGACGTCGTAGGATTCGCCTTCGACGTAGGCCGCGCCCTGATGTGTGTGGAACTTCAACGCCGTCACCGTCACCGTCTCGCTCATGACTCCCCCTTCACGCCGTACACCAACTGAATACCTTCGGGATGCGCTGGCGAGGACTGATACCGCGTCAGCGTCAACCCAGATGTCTCTGCGAACTGTTCCCAGGCCTGCCGTACACCTGGGAAGAGCGGGTTGTCGTAGTCGTCCCCGAGAATGACACCGCCTGGACGCACATACGGCACCCATGCCGCCAAGTCTTCCCAGCACGCCTCGTAACTGTGGTCGGCATCGACGTAGAGCCAATCAATCGGATGATTCCAGGCTGCTGCGGCTTCTCGCGTGGTGGTCGGAATCAATCGGACGTTCGCCGCGACACCCGCCTCGATGATGTTCCTGGCACAACTCACCAGCATCCACGGAGACTTCGCCGTCGTGGTGTGGATGTCGCCGCCCCACGTATCCACACACGTCAGCGTCCCGCCCCACCGACGAATCGACCGCGCCACCGGAATCGCAGACGCCCCGAGCCACGTCCCGAGCTCCACGCACACCTTCGGGCGGTGCTGCTCGAGCAGCTCGAGGATCTTCGGGCCGTGATGGAACCAGCCCGGAACTGTTTGGGACTCAGGCGCGACGGCGGGTGACATCGGTATAGCCACGCCTCAGCAGATCCGCAATCAACGCCGCCTGGTCCGTCTTGTGCAGCAACGCCGTGCCGCTGAACCCTGAGTCCACCGGCGGCTTCAACTCCACAATCTCGTCAGACAGGGACGACGGGATCGCAGGTTCGATACGTGGTTTGCCCAATATGTCCCACCTGTTTCGAGAGGTCATGATCGATGTAAATCGTGTAGCCAGCGTGCCCGAGTCCGCGGCAGAACATCACGTCTTCCCCGACATCCCCGCCGAACTCGTTCAGCCCATGCCGAAACCACGGACGCCCGAGACCCGCCACGACATCCGCCCGCATCAACACGCAGCCCATGCCGACGTACTCGACGGCTTCCAAGCCTGTCGATGTCTCCGTGGTCTGAACCCGCTCGCCGTCACGGTAGGCCGTGAACAAGCCCGAGGACTGACGCACGCGGTAATTGCACGCCACGATGGGCTGTTCGTGCATCGCCAGTAAGACCGCTGCCTCTCTGGGGACGCTCATGTCGGTGTCCAACCAGAGCAGATGGGTCGCGCCTTGCTTGATCGCCGCTTCCAAAAACCATTCGCGCCCGACGTGGATATACGTGGACGCCACAAACCCGACCGTCACGTTCTGGCCCCACGGCCCACGCTCGCGTGTGTAGGCGTAGAGCTGTGCGACATCAACCGCGAAGGCGGCCGGCACGGTGTCCCGTGTCGGCCCCCCAATCGCTAGACGCATGGTCTACGAACCGACGTAGGCCGCCGCCGTGATGTACCGCACCGCCGCCGTGCGCGCCCTGATCCAGGTGACGAACCGCTCGGCCTTCAAGCCGACCAGGTTCCGCTGCCACAGCGAGATGTAGACCGTGGTCGCATCCACGGTGTCCGTGGGGGCCGAGTCCATCTGGACCGAGGCTTCACGGCTGACATCCACACGCACGCCACCCTCATCCGCGTAGAGGATCGATGGCGCATGGAGCAGGATGACTCGCGTGCTGACGTTGTTGCTGACGATGACCGGCATGCCGAAGAGCGTCCCGCCCTGTGCCGTCATGCCGGGGAACAACGGCTGGCCCAAGGCGTTCAGCGAGATGCTGAGACCGAAGGCGTTGCTGTCGCTCATCAGCCACACCGAATCCGCCAACGGCACGTTCGCCGCCGTGAACACGGCAATGGACGCCGCGATGTCGGCCTTCGCCGCCGCCGCCGTGACACCGCTGGCCGCCGCGGTGGACGCACCCACCGTGATCGCCGCGGGGTTGACGTTCGCCACCGCCGTAACCGCCGGATCGTTGAACTGCTGATCGAGGAACGTGGACATCCCGGCGATCATTTCCTCGCGGACCAGGTTTTCCGCGGAGGGCGTCGAGAGCATGACCAGTTCTTCCGAGAGCACGATGATGCCGGCCGCCTTCGCAAACGGCACCGTCACCGTGGCGTAATCCGCCTTCGTGACCGGCTTCGGCTTGTTCTGGCCCACCCATCCGTAGGTGCCACCGGTCGTCTGCGTCGGGACCGAGACGTTGAACGGCACCCGACGCAGCCCCGGAATGCGGCCCAGGAGGGTCCGTGGCCGGAGCATGTCCAGGAACTCGTTCAGCGGCTGCGTGACCACGAGCGGTCCCGCCCAGGTCGAATCGGTGGTCGTGCCAGCCGCCACCGCGGCCTTGGAGCGCCACATGTGCTCGACCATCTGCTCGACCTCGGGCGTCGAATCCTTCCACTGCTTCGCGTACTGCAGCGTCTGGTAGGAATCGCCCTTGCCGGCCGCCATCGCCATGCACATGCGCGTGAACGACGTGCCCTTCGGCACATTCGGCGTCACCGTCACCCGCGGGAGCAGCCCGCCGCGGAGCTCGCTGGCTTTCGTCTGGTCGGTGGCGTTGATGATCGGCGTGGCCTTGACCACCGCCAACTTCTCCATGTCCCGGAGATCGACCAGCTCTTCGTCGATGCTCTTGATCTCGAGTTTCAGCCGGGTGAACTCTTCCTTCTGCTCGGCGTCCTTGGTGTTGCCGTCGTCCGAGGCTTTCGTCTGAATCGTGGTCATCGCGGCGAGATCGGCCGCACGCTTGGCCTCGAGGCCTGCAATCTGTTCTTGGAATGTCATAGCTCGCGTGCCCTTTGCACGCACCTGAAGGGGTTGTCCCGTATCGCCGGGTGCATGGAGGCCTGACGCGGCCAGATCGATAGATTTGACAGAGAGGATCGTGGCGTCCGTGTTCATCGGGACCGTGACGGCCGAGAGCTCGCCCCAGATCCACTTGAGCACACGGGTAAACTTCGTCCCCGGCATCGGCGCCGATTCGAGCTCTTTCCAGCCGATGCTGAGACCCCGCACGAGCGGAGGCTTCGCCGTGAACGCAGCCCAGGCGTCATCCACGAGATTCTTCAGCCGGCCCGGTGCGTTGACTTTCGAGACGCGGGCCTTGATGTAGATCCCGTCAGGACGCACATCCGCCGCGAACACTTCACCGATGGGGTTCTGATCGTCGTGGAACCAGAGAAACGGAATCGGCAGTACAAACTGCGCGCCGGACGGCTCCATGACATCCCCGCCCCGGTCAGGAGACGGCGTGCTGGCAATACCTTCTACGATGCGCTGTTCGAGGTCTACGGCTTTGACGTCCAGCGTCGACCACGCACGGTTCTGCACACCTCATGCTGAGGTGCAACCGCCGATAGGCTATTTGATTAGTAGGAAAACTACCTAGACAGAGAGGGTATCGACTGGTGCGTCTTCGTGGATTTTTTCTTCGCAGTCATCACAGAACCACTCACGCGGCGTCCGCGTCTGTGCTCGGCAGTGAAAGCACACACCAGCACGGCGTCTGACTGTTAGTAGAGCGCACGCCTCATCTTCTTGAGCTTCAGTCCAGCCAAAATGAGATGTCAACCGAGACACCGCAGCGTGAGCGATTGCATTACCAATAACCGCCATCGTCATGGCTAATTCACTGCCAGGATGGCACGGCTCGTCCAGTAATCCCTTGCACAGAACATCGACAAGTTTTGCGTAGTCCGGGGCGGCTACATACGGATACCGCTTCTTATTGGAAAGGATCGGGTATTCCACAAAAATACCCTCGATGGCGCTGGCGACCGCTTCCAAGTCCTGTGGATCAACATCCGCCAGTTTGCCGTACGCATCGCGGGCTTTTGTCTTCATTGTCTGTGAGATATTAGCGCAGCTTGGTGATGAGCAACGACCGCACGAGCGCCGAGACCGACGTCTCCCGCCGGTTCGCTTCTTTCACGAGCCGGTCGTACTCACTCGGACGCACCCACGCAGACACGGACGTGCCCTGTTCCTCGGCTCGAGGACGCCCGCGTGGCTTCGTCTGGATAGATTCTTCAGCCATCATCGTCCCCCTCCGAGTACCAACATCCGGAACTCCTGCGGCTGCACGACCGGCTCACGCACGCCGATCCCGACCGCCATAATGCTCGCCACAATCGGATCAATCCGCTCATGGCTGCGTTTCTTGGACGGTTTCACGCCATCCGCGGCGTCCCGCTCAAGGCGGACATTCGAAAGGCACCAGTCCAACAGCGGATTCCCATTCTGCTTCAGGTCGCCATTCAAGACCTTCAACTCAAAGGCTTTCGTCGCCGGGCTCATATCCTTGAATCCCTGCCCAAACTCCTTCAGCGGGAGATCGATGCCCTCGTCCTCCAACAGCCGCTCAAGCTCCGAAATACCCCACCGATCGAATGCAATCAGCCGCGGCCGAAACGTGTTGAAAATATCCCCGAGCCGACGCGTCACAAACGCCTTATCCAACGCTCGCCCTGGTGTCAACTCGATCACACCCCGATCCGCCCACACCCTATAGGGCGCCCGATCGGTATGTTCCCGCTCGTCGATCGTCTCCCCAGGGCACCAGCTCCAGTTCAATAGATGACCCGTCTCTTCAAAAAACAAGCTAAACGACGTCAGGTCACGCGTGCTGCCCAGGTCTAAGCCCCCCACGCACGATTGCCCCATGAGCGTCAACGGGTCGAAGGCGATGCGGCATCGATTCCAATCCGCCTGTGATAGCCACGTTTCGCTGACGGCCACCCGTTGATTTAGTCGCAGGTTGCGAAAGACCGGCTCAAACGTCGCCACGCGTTTAGCCCGCTCCGCCTGACTCCTAAACTCCTCGAGACTGAGAAACGACCCCAACGCCGGATTACAGGCCAGCCACGTCTCTTCCGAAAAGGGATCCGCCTCCTCTGGCGCACAAATCAACTGACAATAGACCGTCGGATCCAGCCCCCTCGCCGCATCGTCCACCAGCAGCGAGAACGGATGCTGGTCAGAACCGGCCTGTGTCGAGATCCCGACCGCGAGCGCCCGCTTCCGCTTGCCCATCGCGGTAATCAGCCCTTCCCACAACCGCAAATCGTTCCACGTCCCCATCTCATCCGCCACGACAAACGTCGGACTGACGCCATGCCCGCGCCGAATATCCGACGACAACGCCTGGAAGATCGTCCCCTTGCCGGGGCCGTCCACGACCTCGATCCGCTTCTGCCATTTCAGGATGTTGGAATCCTGCATAAACTCCGGGACGTCCTCAATCACCGCCGCAATCTCGTCGAACATCAGCGAGGACTGCACCCGGTCGATCCCGGCCGCGTACAGCTCGCCGCGAGGCTCCGCGACAGGCCCGAACATGTGCGCCAAACACAACGCCGCTTCTAAGCCCGTTTTCCCATTGCCTCGAGGAATGCTCTGCAACGCAATCCGGACCCGGCTATCATCCCCATACAACGCCCGCACAAACTCCACCTGAAAGGGCAACAACTCGAGCGTATTCCCAACCTTAAGCCCCTTTGTCACCGGCAGCTTCTGGACAAACTCGATCACCGCGTCATCCCGGCTACCCACAGGTATAGGGAACGACACCACCCGAGGCGCCGGATGCTTGGTGCTGCCTTTCGCGTGCGCCCCTGGACCCCTTCTACCCATGACAAGTCATGTCGTCCCTAAACAAACTCCCTCCAAGCC